TCGAGTCGGGGTGCTGCCAGTTGATGAGCTGGTACGGCTCGGCCATCTCGATGGTGAGCGTCGTCGCGGCGAGCGCGTCGAGGATCGGCTGGATGAGCGATCGAGCCGCGACCGGCGGGGCGTTCATGTCGCCACCCGGCATGACGACGTAGACGTACCAGTTGACGCGGGTGACGTGACAGCCGGCGCCGGTGGGCTGGATGTCCGAGTTGCGCCAGATGGGCCAGCCCTGCCCGACCGACTTGGTGGGCGGCTCGTACGGCTCGCCGGTGATGCCCTCGACGGTCGAGAGCGCGGCGGCGATGTCGTACTCGGTGACCACTACGGGGCGGGCTCGGGCTCGGGGTCCGGCTCGGGCTCGGGCTCGGGGGTGGGCTCCTGGATCATGGTCGACCTCCTATGCGACGACGGGTGACACGTACGCGGCCTCGAGCCGCTCGACCTCGGCCTCCCAGCGCGACAGGCGCACGGTGCCGAACTCGGCGTCGGCGGCCAAGATCCCCAACGGGATGTTCTTGGCCGACGCGTGGCGGGCGCAGCGCCGGTAGAAGGCGGCCAGGACGTCGCCCGGGATGTCGCCCGCGCCGAGGTCGAGCCGCGCCTGCTGGGCCTGCTCGGCGGCCGCGATGACCCCGAGCTCGGAGTCGGGCAGGATCGTGGCGGGCACCTTCATCCACGAGCGCAGCTCGGCGAGGGTGGGGTAGCCGCCGACCGGCTGGTAGGTCATGGCGCCTCCTCGAGGACCGCGTCGGAGATGTCATCCCACTGCTGGAGCACCTGGCGGATGAGGCCGTTCATCTGCTTGGTGAGCGCCTCGATCTGCGCCCCGTTCTGCGCGTTGGTCGGCGGATCGAGCGCGAGGAATGCCTTGTTCTTGTCGAGCGCCTTCTGGCCCTGCGCGCGCAGCTCCGCGACGTTCTGGCTGTACTCCCAGTGCTCGTGCGCCGCCGTCTCCTCGGGCGTGGCGGAGCGCTGCTCGTCCATGACGAGGTCGGGCCCGTAGTGGCGGTACTCCACCACGTCCGCGATGCGCTCCAGCTCCACCCGCGCGACGAGCGCATCGTCGATGCCGTAGGACTCGATGCGCTGGATCGTCTCGCTCACGTCGGTGCGACCTTGCGGCAGACGACGCCCGACATCATCGAGTTGGGCCCATACGCGATGCCCGACCAGGGCGAGGCGGTCGCGGGCAGCGTCCCCCACGCGAACGGGCGCCAGAACTCGACCGTGTACGGATTGGTCGCGATCGAGGGCCCGACCCCGACGCCGTTCATCGACGCGCCCGTCGTCGTCAGCATTCGGATGATCACGCTCGCGCTCGCGGTGGCGACCGCCATGAAGCGTCCGGGCGGGATCGTGAGCGAGACGGCCTTGGTCTTGAGGCCCGTGGTCGAGGCGTCGATGGTGCCCGCGTCGAGCAGCAGCGTGCTGGGCTGCCAGTTCGTATCCGCGTTGTAGATGCCGACCCGGATGAGCGCGCTCGCCAGCGCAGTCGTGACTTCGAGCCCGAGCTCGTCGATCGGGAACGGGTTGTCGAGGAACCACGGGAAGTGGAACAGGTAGCCCGCCGTCAACTCCCGGACCGTGGTGCCCGGCCAGACGATGTGGTTGCCGGGGATCGTCCACCACGCGCTGCCCATGCCGTGGATATGGCCTGGGTCGGGAGCGCCACCCGAGCCGGGGGCGCCCGTCGCGCCCGTGTCGCCCTTGGGGCCCTGCGGGCCCGGATCGCCCTGCGGTCCCGCCGGCCCCGTCGCGCCAGTCGTGCCGGTCGTGCCGGTCGCGCCCGGATCACCCTTGGGACCCTGCGGGCCCTGCGCCCCCGTCGAGCCAGTCGTGCCGGGCGGGCCCGCCGATCCGCTGTCGCCCTTGGGTCCGGGGTCACCCTGGATGCCCTGCGGCCCCTGCGGGCCGGTCGTGCCCGGCGGGCCAGGCACGGTCGACGCGGGACCCGTGGCGCCGGTCGGACCCTGCGGACCGGTTGTGCCGGGTGGGCCGGCTGGCCCCGGGACGGTGGAGTCGGCGCCGGGCGGCCCCGCGGGTCCGGCTGGACCCTCGGGCCCGGGCAGGCCGCCGGCCGCCGAGATGTCGACGTAGATGGGCGGCGTCTCGATGACGACGTCGAGGTACGTGGTCACGGGGTGACGTCGTCCTGGACGGCGACCGGGCCCGCGAGGATCGTCATGACCCGGCCGTCCGACCAGGTGAGCTGGAGGTCCCAGCGGTCGAGCAGGAGCGTCCCGTTCCAGCCCTCCGCCGGGAGGTTGACGTCGATGAGGTTGGGCGGCGTGACCGCGCAGTCGAGTGCGATCGCGCCGCCCGGACCATCGATCTGCGCGGCCGCTACGACGCCCGCGAGGTCGGTCGGTTGGGTGTGGGCCTCGTCGGCCCAGACCCTCACCTGCCAGGCATACGAGTCACCCCGATAGAGCCGGAGCGGCATCGTCCCGGGGTGTCCTGCCATGTCAGGCGGCCGCGGTCTCGGCGAGCGCCAGCGGGTCCGTGATGGCCGACTTGACCCGCGTCTCCGCCAAGATCACGAGGATGTTGTTGATGAACAGCGAGGCGTGGGAGTCGGTCACGAACACGTCGGCGACCCCGCGGTCGAACAGCGTGACGCCCTCGGACAGGTCGCCCACGATCGCCACGCCGGCGGTGAGGCCCGGGACCGCGACGGCCGTGAGGCCCCAGTACGTGTTGCGGCGGTCGGGACCCGTGCCGTAGCCCGCGGTCGTGCCCGCGGCGATGTCGATGGCCGCAAAGTCGGCGGGGTTGAGCAGGACCGCGTTGGGGTTGTAGCCGTTGCCCTCGACGAGGGCGATGCCCTTGCGGATGGCCTTGGTCATGTCGGCGTCGACGGCGGACTGCAGGGTCGCGCCGTTGAGCAGCGTGGCGAGGTCGGCCTGGATCTTGCGGGCGAGGCCGTTGCGGAGCTTGCCCTCGATGAGGCTGCGCATGTAGGGCGCGTCGGCGAGGGCCTGGCGCGTGATCTGAATCCAGTGCGCCAGGGTGTCGAGGGTGCTGGTCTTGGGCGTGACCGTCAGGGCCGCCTCCGGCTTGGCCGTGCCTTCCGCAACGACCGCGGCCACGGGGTCGGGGCCGACCTCGACCCACTCCACGACGCCCGAGGACACGCGGACGTGGTTGACGAGGTTGAGCAGCGGCATCGGCGGCTGGTTGATGGTGTTGTTCCAGACAAACGGCTGGATCGCGAGCTGGGCCGTGGTGATGACGGCGCGCTGCTCGAGGCCGACGTAGTCGGTGACCTCGACGGGCATCATCTGGCCGCGCCCGCTGTAGTTCTGGAACGCCGTGGACTCGGTGACGAGCTGGCCCGCGCTGCGCTGCTCCTGCGGGCGGCCCGGGGCCGACCGGGTCACGGTCGCATCGCTCGTCCGCTCGCGGCCGGCCTCGATCCGGGCCTGCAACTCGGCAAACGCCCGAGCCGAGCTGCTCTGCGCCTCGTGCTCGGTCAGCAGGCCGTCGACGACGACGCACCGCTCCTGGAGCCGAGCCACTTCTGATCGTTCGCCGTCGGTGAGGTCGCGCCCTTCGGACGCGGCACGCTCGCCGAGGCCGGTGATGACGCCCGTGAGGCTGATGCGCTCGTCGAGCAATCGATCGAGGTAATGCACTGGGACCGTCCTCCGGTAAACACGCTGAAATCACCTGTCCGGTGTTTCTCCGTGTTTCCGGCTTGCTGGGCGGGTCGGTCGCGACCGAGTGTTTCCAGCGGCCCGGGCGAGTGAGGCGGGCGGACTACGTCCGCGACTGTACTACGCCATTCGTACCATTGCACCTTGTCTCTACGGTCGCGTAGAGTGGGTGAGTCACATCCACACGAGGACACCACGATGACCCCATCGATCTGCCGGCGCTGCCGACGACCCTACGGCCTCCGGTCGTGCCGCCCCTCCCCCAACGTCTACGCCCAGGGCGAGGAGGAGTTCGACTGGCTGTCCGAGGAAGAGCGCGGTCTCCCCTGCGGTGACTGCGGCGTCGAGCGGGGCGGCACCCACCACGCCTTCTGCGACATGGCCTTCTGCAAGGCGCACGGCTTGCAACTGCTCATGATGGCGTGCGCCTGCACGGAGACGAAGGCCGGCCGCGTGGCCGTCCCGTGACCCTCATCGAGGCCGCCGCGCTCCTCGGCCTGGAGCCCGCGACCCTGCGCCAGCAGATCGCCAACGGGCGCCTCAAGGCGCGCAAGGTCGGCCGCGACTGGACCGTGACGCGCCGCGAGGTCGAGCGTTACCGCTCCGAGTCGCGCCGCCAGGGCGAGGTCAAGAAGTTCCGCGCAGTCGACCGCGCGGGGGAGTTCTAGTCATGGCCGAGCGCATTCCGACCGACTCCGAGTGGACCCTCATTGCCCAGATCGACGACGAGGCCCACCGTGCCGGCAACGCCGCGTGGACCCGTGCTTTCAACGAGGCGCGGCTCGTCCATCCCGGTGACCAGTCGACGCTCATCCGCATCGCCGACGACGCGCGACGGGCAGCCCGCAACGCCTACCGCGTCGAGTCGCCCGTCGGCTGGTACTGGACCGACTAGGGCCGTCTCCACTGCCGAAGGTCGGGCAGCGGCGACCGATTGACCTCGGGCACGGGGTGCGCGTCGAGCCACGCCCGGAGGTCGGCGGCGCCGAACGTCGGGGCGCGGACCTCGAGGACCCGGGCCCCGTCGTAGGCCCCGGTCGGCAGCAGCGTCACCTCGCCCAGCTCGGCCTCGACGATCTCGCGGGCACCGTCGGCGCCGCGCTGGGCCCGGACGGTGCGGAACCCGACGCTGAACGAGTCCAGCAGGCCCTCGCGGACCTCCTCGAGGGTCTGGTCGCCGGTCGGGGTGTTGGCGATGCGCCAGGTGGTGTAGAGGCCGTCCGGGTGGCGGGCGTCGAGGCTGACCGCCCGCCCCACCGGAACCATGTCATGGCCGTGGTTGCCCCTGAACAGCTTGAGCCGGTCGCCCCGGGCCTTCACGGATCGAGTGAGAGACCCGGCGAGGAACCTCTCGCCCGCGGGGTCCGGGGTCAACCGGCTCGTTTCGTTCCAGGGGACCGCGATGCCGCCGACGATGCGCTCGTCGGTCGAGACCGGCGCCCGCCAGTCGATCGTGAACGCGAGCGAGGTCGTTTCCATCACACGGTCCTCCGTTTGCGGTATTCGGCGGAGTACCGCGAGGCGCAGACCCGGCACCAACGCCCGCCATCGGGTCGGCGATGAGTATTCGCAGGCGTGAACTCGTGACCGTGGACACACGCCGTCCGTGACCTCCGCCATCCGGCGGCGCGTCGCGTGTTCTCGGCGCGCGTGACGACCTCGAGATGGTCGGGGTTCACGCACGCACGGACGCGGCAGAGATGATCGATCTCCATGCCGTCCGGGATCGGTCCGCGGGCCGCTTCATACGCCACCCGATGCGCGAGGGCACTTGGCCGCCCCGGGATCGCCCGTCGCCCGTATCCATCCCGGTCGATGTAGCCCGTGGACAGGATGCAGTCGCTCATACGGTTGCTTGCTGGGGGACGAGGTCCGCGGGTGGCAGGTCCTCGGTCTCGCGGACTTCCTCGGGCAGCTTCCAGCCGGCCGCGATGGCCGACGCGTGGGCCTCGTACCGGTCCTTGGTCGTGCCCCGCAGCAGCGCGTCGAGGGTGACCTTGAGTTCGACGCCCCGGGGGAACTGGGCGTCGAGCACGGCCTCGATGCGGCTGGTCCAGGGGAGCAGCGTGAACATGACCAAATCTTGTCGCCGCGTCTCTAAATTCGCATAAGTGTTGGGATCAGTGCCCCCAGCCCCAATAAAATAACCGGGGACACCAAATGCATTTGCGATCTCATTTAATGAAGCCTGCATGACTTCTTTAAGGGCGGCGTCGACGGGGCTCCACGTCAACGCGGTGTACTCGGTCGTCGAGTTCAGGACCGCGGTGCGGCGGTTGCCGGTGCCGTGCTTGGCGTCCCAGCGCGCCGACAGCTCGTCGGCCTTGTCCTGTGTCAGCCCCTCCTTGGTCACGCGCAAATAACCACTTGGCACTCCGGACCTGAAGATCGAGTGGGCGTAATCCTTGATGGTCAGGGCGTAGCCGAGTTCCGCGCCGAACCGCTGGAACGCGCCCACGCCGCGGCGCCCGACGATGGGCCCGGGGCCGCGCAGGTGGATCAGCTCGGTCGCCGGGAGGTAGCGGTCGCCCGCGTAGTAGGCGCCCTCGCGGAACTGCCAGTCGAAGGGGTGGATGAGGGCCATCGGCGGCCGCGGCGCGCCGTTGCTATCCCGGGAGGGGGCCCAGATCAGGCCGTCGCCCCACCACAGGGCGTCGGTCAGCCAGGACGACCAGAAGTCGACGTGGGACAGCGGCGCGAACGGCACCGAGGCGGGATCGACGACGCGGCCGTCGAGGCGGAGCGCCTGGGGGTCGGTGATCCAGTCCGGGGTCTCGAGCTGGTCCCGGCCGCGGTAGACCTTCCAGGGCGTCGCGCCCGAGAGGGAGTCCACGATGATCGAGGTGCAGCGCGCCACGGACGGGATGCTGCCGAGCTGCGACCCCTCCATCGCGCCCGGGATCGGGTTGCCGATCGTGAACGGGCCGCCGATGGTCGGCATGCTCCACAGGTGCGGCTGCTCCACGGCCCAGCCGTCGGGCGGCCCGTTCCAGAGCACGTCTCGGACCGGCCCCGTCGCCGTCAGGATGTTGGAACTGATCCGGCGCTGCTCGAGTGCGGTGCGGACGCCGGTGAGGAACCCCACGTCAGGCCTTGGCCTTGCCCTCGCGAGTCACGGGGCCGCCGCCCCCGGAGGTCTGCGCCTCGCCGAGGACGACCGTCTCGCCCGACGTGACGCCGTTCTCCTCGATGCCCTCGATCTGCGGCTTGCCGAGGAACCGGTTCCGCTCGGCCTGCGTCGAGCGGCGTCGCCGCGTGTACTGCCCGAGTGAATTGCGCGCCATCGCCCCACCTCGTGTCACAACGCTGTCACGCGCACTATGCGCCACTCGCCATCAGATGACTAGACCGAGGACCTCCTGTAGGGCGTCACGTCAGAAGATCGCCGGCTCTTCCTCGGGCACGGGCAGCCGCACGGCGACGGCGAGCGCCCATGCCGCGGCGCGCAGGAGGTCGGTCCTCGCGGGCCCGGGGGCGACCTGGAGGCCGCCGGTGCGCGACTCGACGACCCGCGCCTGCTCGACCTGCTGGGCGAGTTCCTGCCCGCCGTCGTGGGCCAGGCGGCCCGCGGCCACCAGCTCGCGCAGCATCGGCAGCGCGCTCCGGGTCTCGGCCTGGCCCGCCAGTTCGCGGACCTCGGCCTCGATGGCCGCGGCGTCGGGGTCGTGCTCGAGGCTCGCGCCCAGGACGAGGGTGGAGCCGGGATGGGCCGCCACGATGCCCTGGAGCCACCCACAAGCCACGCTGCGCCGCGGATGGAGCATTCCCCACACGAAGAGGCGCCCGTCGGGCAATCGCCCCGCCACGGCCGTCGCAGCGCCCTGTCCGAACCAGTCCTCGAGGCCGAGCACGAGAGCGCCCGACGGAACGCTCCCGAACTCGACGAGGGCGGCCCATTGACCCTCGTTCAATAGCGGCTGGTCGCGGTCGTTCGAGGCCACGACCCGGGCCGGCCAGATGTTCAGCCACTGGCTGCGGAACGACGCCAGCGGGTCGGGCTCGTCGGGGTCCTGCGGCGCCACGCCGTCGACCGCGCGCCGGTGCTGCGCCTCGACCAGCCGCTCGCGCCGGTCGGACCAGTGCGGGCTCGCCCTGCGCCAGGCGTCGCGGTCACCGATGTCGGCGTGCGCCGGCGCCGACCACTCGAGGAGCAGCGTGTCGCGCGGGTCGTCGAGCTGCTCGATCGCCGTCTGGCGCCTTGACTGCATCAGCCCGGTCGCGAACCGGTGCGCGGTGGAGATGAGGGCGATCTGGCTGCTGACGCGCTCGGCCATCGTGGGCTCGAGGCCGTCCTCGACCACCTCGGGCAGGACTCCCCACGCCTCGTCCACGACGGCCATTGACGCGGAGTAGCCGTAGATGGAGCCCCGGCCGCGGATCATCCAGCGCCCGCCGTCGGGCGTCTGAATCTCCTCCTGACCGTTCTGCTCGCGGACCACGTAGCCGTCGTCCTTGAGCCGGTGCGCCCACGCCCGGGCGCTGCGCTGGACCTCCTTGGCGACGGGCAGGTCCTTGGCGGTGTGCAACACGAGCTGCGGCTCGCCGAACCGCTCGGACTGGTGGATGCGCCAGAGCATCAGCTCGCGCAGCGCCCACGACTTGCCGAGCTGGCGGCTGAGGGTCCAGAGCGCGAACGGGAACACGAGGCCGAGGTCGCCGTACTCGAGGGTCCGCTGGAACGCGAGCCGCTGCCACCAGCGCAGGGGCTTGCCGAGCCGCTGCTCGGACCACGCGATGGCCTCGGCGCCCCAGGAGCCGGTTGCGGACGGGTGCGGGCGCGTCATCAGCCGCGGCCAGGTCGCGTTCTCGGGCACGGCGCGCAGATCGTCGAGCCACGGCGCGGAGTCCCAGCAGGAGTCGCCGGGACCCGGGGTGAATGCCTCGGAATCCGCCGGGATCGGGGTAGTCGGGCGGGTATCGGGTAATGCGGCACGGGTTCCTTTCTC